ATTCCACCCATTCAAATGAACAACCGACACAAATGACGTGTTGTACTGTTCCATTCGAAGTAGTTTCGATGGGAACTCTCGAGTGGATATACGATCCACAACGAGTACAAGCTGCTTCAGACATTATCGAAGCCTCTTGTAAGCAAATTTAGCAACTTTAAATGCAGCATAAGACTTAGCTGCAGTTGGATAATCACGTGCGAATAAATAATAATTATTCGTTTTTCTAACGATTTTTGCTCCTTTAACAACGAACAAGCCGATGCGCTTGCCCTTGTAGTAACCATATCGTACAGCCCTTCCACCTTGGCGGAATGTCTTTCCCCAGGACAAATTACCTGAAGGCATGTTAACACACGCCAGCAGCCTTGTCAATGAATACAGAAGTCAACCCAAGCATATGGGATAGAACAAGTAAAACCAAATATTCTATTCGGTTATTTTTTACGTGGTCAATCGCAGAGGCGACCTTGACAACCTTCGCAGCAGGTTCAATAATTCCAGTGCCTGGAGCAGTCACTTCAAATCATCTCCGCTTTGATTCCTCGATACTTACCAGGGGCAAGTTCGATTAGTACAGAAAATACATCTTCAGGTATAGCGGACTTTATCTCGAATTCGAGATGTCCCATTAGTGCGGTAAAACCGCCCATAGTAGCACGACCATCAACGATGGTTGTGTCTTGAACAACCAGAGGTTTAGGCATATTGACCGAAACACCAGGGTATTGCACTTGCGAATACGGTGGTTCGTCATTTTTGTCCTCGAGATTGTCGATGACATCATCAATGGTAGTACCATAATCAAACAAGTTGACCAATGGATCAGTAGACGCAGCAGATGGAACTGCTGGGTCTTGTAATTGAACAGTAGCTCTTGATTCTCCGAAAGAACGGATTAATCCAACCGATGTTCTACTCCCGGCTGCGCCCACGTGGTCGCCCAGGAGTGTGCCGTAGAATTCGTCGTCCGTCGTTGTTCCGTCAGGAGTGACGAACGTACTATGATCCCAATTCAAAGCAGCAGCTGCACTGGTTCCTCCATTATCCTTTGGAGATAACAAAGTAGCACCGGCCATATCCGAAGATAAATATATCTTAAAATCGGCCCAAGTACCCTGAATGTTACCAGATAACTGACCGGTGGCAGTTTTGTTCATCTGGTTCCATGCATTGTATGCTCTACGCCAGGCGCCTCTCGAAACCCAAGAGTCTGGAGCAGTAGAGACACTTATCCTGTTACCCAGGTTTGGTGTGTTCGAAGAAACAATTGTAATCTTCTTAACATGATAATCACGACCAGCTCTATACAGACGTCGGTTGACTCTGGATAGATCTCTTGCAAGGTCGATAAAATGGGAAGACTCCGTTGAAGGGTCTCCACCAGCATTCGTCATTTCGTATCGGAGATATCGTACTGCCGGAGTAGTCTTGGAAGCATTGCTTTTGTTGCGGGCCATAGTATGGCTCTGCATGGAGGGGGTCATTAATAGTTTCGACCATTAACCCCTACCCCATGAACTAGCCAGTAACCGCTCTGCTTCCGATACTTGTACCGGATTCCTATCTACTTCACCCTTCCACCGGAGGTGGCGGTCTTTAGATTTAACGCACAAGATGCTCAGTAAAATCACCAGAATGGTATACAATTAAAGTTGCCAGCAAGACACTGGACACCCGAAGCATAGTACTTCGTATGGCACATCGAACAAACTCGATGTAAACGTGCAATATTAGAAGGCGCAGGTTCAGCTGGTTTCAACGCTGGGCGTCTACAACACTTTCTGCGACACTTCAAGGTTCGTCTAGAAGTATTAGAACATGTAGCGGATGAGAGTTTTCTGAGTCTAATCATTTCATTGATCCTCAAAACATCCACTCCTTTACGTGCATGTACTTTCTCCTGAACTGAGAGTCCAGGGAACAAAAATCACAGGACACTCTCTTAGCCAAACGTAGTTCGACATTAAGACATCGATTGCATTCAAAAAAAGTCCATACTGGCCTCATTAGAAACACCCGCAATCCATTGGCCAACAATATCGACAATTGCGATAGAATTGGAATTTAACCGGTGATGCCTCACCTGTAAAGAAGATAGAATCCGTTTGAAACAAACTCATTCATCTACCCCCTGGAGGTCAATAGGATTTTCAGCAATAAACAATTGGCCTTCGCCCCAAGGCTGATTGATCCAAATGGACAAAACAATCCCATCATTAGTAATACGGAAATGTCCGTATTCCACGCCATCAATAATAATTTTCTTATGATGACTCAATTAGAATCCCTCCTACATCGAGAACATTCACAGAGTGCTCTCGCCTGGTATTCTGAGTAAGGACTTGGAATTTTCATCCAACTCCACTTTCCATTAATTTTCACTTTCATATACGGCTTCGCCATATACTGAGGACAGAACAACTACTATATCAATGTATACATTGGGAGGGGAATATAGTAGTCATTCCACCCATTCAAATGAACAACCGACACAAATGACGTGTTGTACTGTTCCATTCGAAGTAGTTTCGATGGGAACTCTCGAGTGGATATACGATCCACAACGAGTACAAGCTGCTTCAGACATTATCGAAGCCTC